TCGTTATGCAATCAAATAAAACAATAGTTCCAACGTCTGCTGGCTTTAGTCATAATGCGACTGAAAGCATGCAAGATGCTTTTAAAACTGCAGAGGAATTGCTTCCTGAAGTTCCTGCTGAATACAAAAATTGCAAGAAGGCAAAAATGCTTTGGGACGACTTAATGCGTTTGCGTTCAGTCACTGAATGGAAAGAGGGTGGTCGCAATGATTATGAATCTGCAAAAGGGTTAGTTGGTTGCTGGTTATTGATCGATGATTTGAATGAAGAAATCCGCAAAGAGGGTTATCGCATTACAACGAATCGTGGTGAAGTTAAATCAAATCCAGATTTAGCGACACTTGATTCAGCCACAAACAGAATGTTAAAACTTTCACGAGCATTGCGACTTGGTGGTGGTGTTGGTTCAGATTTGGATGATTTACAAAATGTCCGCAGAGCTGAAGTTGTAGCGAAGCGAACAGTGTCTAAGGCAAAATTGGCAGACGCAAATTTAAATCTATTGAGTTGATACAGATATGACAGAGATCTGGAGAGACGAACAAGGCAGAAGCCGAGCCGACAGAGTCATTCAATTTATTGAAACTTACTGCCTTGTTCCTGAGGGTGCATTGGTCGGAACAACTTTGGTTCTTTCTGACTTTCAGAAAAAATTCATTCGTGAAGTCTATGACAATCCGAATGTCACTCGTCGTGGCATATTGTCTATGGCAAGAAAGAATGGTAAGACAGCTCTGATTGCAGCTCTTGTTCTTGCACACATTATCGGTCCAGAAGCTCAACAGAACTCACAGATTGTATCTGGTGCGTTATCTCGTGACCAAGCTGCACTTGTATTCAACTTAGCTTCTAAAATGATTCAGCTTTCGCCAGTGCTTTCTGGCTTAGCAAGAATAATCCCATCAGGCAAACGAATCATCGGTCTGAGGAAGAATGTAGAATACAAAGCACTTGCTAAAGATGGTGGTACAGCTCAAGGTCTTTCACCGATTCTAGTTATTCTTGACGAGACTGGCCAGATCGTTGGACCGAATGATGATTTCGTAGATGCTCTCACAACTTCTCAAGGTGCTCATGAAAGTCCTCTCCTCCTGTGCATTAGTACGCAAGCTCCAAGTGACAGTGATTTATTGTCTATTTGGATTGACGATGCTGTTCGTTCCGCTGACCCTCATATTGTCTGTCATCTTTATACAGCTGATAAAGATTGTGCTGTGGATGACCCTCAAGCTTGGCATGCTGCGAATCCTGCGTTGAATGTTTTCCGCTCACTCAAAGACGTTGAGGAGCAAGCCAAACAAGCGAAAAGATTGCCCACTGCAGAAAATACTTTCCGCAACTTAATTCTGAATCAGCGAATCTCTCTAGAGAGTTTGTTCATGGCTCCGAGTGTATGGAAAGAAAATGGTGGCGAGCCAGACATGGAAGTATTTATGAACAATCCTGTTCATCTTGGTCTTGACTTGTCTGCGAAGACTGACTTGACGTCTGCTGTCATTTGTTCAGCTGACGAATATGGTGTAATACATACAATTCCATATACATTTACACCCATGGCAGGTCTAGAAGAGCGAAGCAAACGAGACAGAGCTCCCTATGAACAATGGGTCAAAGAGGGGAAGCTCATCGCTCTTCCTGGGTCAGTGATAGATTACACTATGGTTGCAGAGTATTTAAAAGCTGAATTAGTGGGGATGGATATAGCGTTTTTACACTTTGATAGATGGCGTATTGACCTGTTTAAAAAGGAATGTGAAGAGCTTGGATTCGCTACAGACGCTGAATGGATGCCTGTCGGTCAAGGTTTCAAAGATTTCTCTCCAAGACTTGAAATGTTTGAAAGTTTAGCTTTACAAAAGAAGATTCGTCATGGTAATCATCCATTATTAACGATGGCAGCAGCAAATGCGATCGCTGTGGCTGACCCTGCTGGGAATAGAAAACTCGTTAAAAATAAGAGCTCGGCAAGGATCGACCCAATGGTTGCGATGAGCATGGCTGTTTACGGTGCAGCTGCAAATAGTCTGGATGAATCTATCTACGAAGACAGAGGTCTTTTAATTTTTTAATTTTTAAGGCATAATTGAGCAAACAATCTAATTGGAGCATTTATGCCACTCCCAAATCCAAGTGAATACGACGACAAAGAATCGTTCGTTTCAGCGTGCATGTCAGCACAATCAGGTGAAGATATCCCAGATGATCAAAAGGTTGCAATTTGTATGAGTGCTTGGGAAGATAAATCAAGTGAAGGTGTTTCTGAAAATATGAAAGAAACTAAATCAGCTCACACAATCGGTTATCAAAGTGAAAAGTCTGCAACGACTTTTATCATGTCTAATGCTTCTGTAGATCGAATGGGTGATACTATCGATCCTATGGGCTGGGATTTGAAAAACTTTAATAAAAATCCAATTGCTCTATTCAATCACAACTATGATATGGTGATTGGCAAGTGGGCAAATGTTCGTGTTGAAGATGGGAATCTAATTGGCGATCTTGAGCTTGCTGAAGCTGGCACAAGTGAATTGGTTGATACTGTTCGCTCATTAGTTGAGCAAAGAATTTTGAGTGCTGTGTCTGTTGGCTTTGCTGCTACAGATTATGAGTTTGGCGAGAATGGAATTGATTTTAAAAAGCAAGAGCTAATGGAATGCTCACTTGTTTCAGTTCCTGCAAATCCACAAGCACTCGCTGTCGCTCGTTCATTCGGTTGCGACATTAAAAAGATTTTCACTCCTGAGTCAATCTTAGAAGTTGAAAAGGATGGGGAGACTCCCGTCACAAAGCAATCGTTCCCCCTCCGGAACAAATTCAAATTATTCCAATTTAAAAGGAAAACAAAATGAAGTTATCTACTGTAATTAAAGGTATGCAAGAAAAGCGTGCTGAGCTTTTAACTAAAGCTGGCGAATTGGCTGCAATCGAAACTCCAACTGCTGAGCAATCAGCTGAGTTCGATACAGTATTGGCTGACATCGAAAAGATGGACGCTGAAATCGAAAAGAAAGTCAAAGCTGAAGAGCTATTGGCTAAGTCTGCAAAACCTGTTGACACAATTGCTGCTGCAGCAACTGTTAAACATGTTTCTGTTGAAGACAACGCTAAGATCTCTCCAATGGTCCGTGCTGCAATCGCTAAAGCAGTTGCTCCGAATCTTGGTATTTCAGCTCTTGACTATGCAGAAAAGCGTTGGGGCGACAACCAGTTGATTAAGTCCGCTGTTACTATCGGTAACACAACAAACTCAACTTTCGCTTCTGACTTAGTTGCTACAAACGTACATCGTGCTGATTTGTTCGTTGAGTTGCTACGTCCTATGACTATTCTTGGTCAGATGAATGGTGTTCGTCAGTTTAACTTCGATCAAGCTGGTTCAATCAGCATCCCACGTCAAACTGGTGGTGTTACAGCTGGTTGGGTTGGTGAAGGTTCTTCAATTTCAGTTAGTTCTGAAGTTTATGACAACATCACTTTGTCACCAAAGAAGATCGCTGTTATGATTGGTATCACAAACGAGTTGCTATATCGTGCAGACCCTTCAATTGAAGCATTGATCCAGGACGACTTGTTAAAAGGTACAGCACAAGCTGTTGACACAACATTCTTTACTACTGCTGCAGCTGGTTCTAATTCTCCAGCAGGTATTTTGAATGGCTTGTCACAATTGACTGGTGGCGACATCACAGTTGGTACAACTGATCTTCCAGGTCTAGTTGCTGCTCTTTCAAATATGGTTTCTTCAATGCGTGCTGCTAATGCACCGATGGTGAATCCAGTTTGGGTTATGAGCAATGTAATGAAGACTTACTTGCAGTTCTTGCGTAACTCTCTAGAACAACCAATGTTCCCAGAGATTTCTGTAAACAACAGCTTGTTCGGTTTCCCAATCATCGCTTCTAACAACGTTGCATCTGGTGCATCAGGTTTCTATGCATTGATGGACGCTAATCAAGTGTTGATGGGTCAAGATCAGGCTTATGTAATTGACTCTAGCGATGTTGCAGCTTATCAGACTGATACAGCTCCAGCTACTCCTCCAACTCCAATGCAGTCTGCTTTCCAGCAAGACTTGCGTGTGTTCCGCATTCGTGGTCGCATGGACTGGGCGAAGCGTTATAG